TTCTACAAACAGGTTTATAGTATCATCTGTAAACACTTTATTAAGTACAGGAATTATTTCAACAAGTTTACTATTTGTTGGAATATTATCATTTAAAATAACAGGTCCTAAATTAGTATTTGGATCATTTACTGTTCCGTTTTCAAATACACTAATAACCTTTACCCATTTATAAAGTATTGCACCTTTAGTAGTTGGATTTCCTAGCACAAGTTTATTGTTATTTGTACTATCAAAATAATATCCAGTCGGTGCTTCAAATTTTAAGTAAGAGCCTGGCTTGACATATGTTAACAATCCGCTTGTAAAACTACCTAGTGTTGCTACGATTGTATCACTATCTATAAATCTACCACTACATCTGTTTAGATCAAACGTTTCTTTGTTCCATGCTAATTCAAAATTACTAATAGTTTGATTGCGAGGATATTGATCTAAATAATAATTACGCATTTTGCTATCTTTAATTAAATCAATTATTGTGTTTCTTGCAAAAAATTCTATATCTGTTTGATTTACAAATTCAAAGTTAATTTTTTCTTGCATATATTCGCGGTAAATGATTCCATCATTGCCGTAAAGATTTGTGTTACTGTATTTTCCAGTACTATCTCTTAAATCAAAATATCTACTTACGCCACTGCTAGTTCTGTTAACACTTTTAGTTTTAACAATTTCTTGGCTAACACTTAGCGGACCTACATTGTAGTCTTCGCCTGTAATAAGTCTATCTTGTGTGTAATAATTACTCGGTGCATTTTGTTTAATGCTTTCGTTTGTTTCACTTGTAGATGCATTAGTAACAGCATTTTGTAATTCTAGTACAAGTGATATTTTTTCTGCTTTTCCTGCTTTGCTTATGTAAGGTACAACTACGTTAATACCTGTAAATTCTGCAGGAACAATACGCACAGAACTATTAGCACTTTGTCTATAATAAATTCTAAACTGACCTTTTGGAATGTTGCCAAAAATTCCATCACTGAATACTAAACTTACTGTATCATTTACTTTTGTTAAAACTGTATAAATGTCTTTAACATTTTTTTCTAAACTGTTATATACAATGTTGTTGCCTTCAACTGCATCAACTTTATTCCATAAATCTGATTCATTTCCGTCTGCATTAAGTTTGTATAACCAGACATCGTCATTGTTGATATTTGCAGTGTTTACATCTACCGTTTCGTGTGGTGCTGCTACTTCTAAATTAAATTGATTATTAAGTAATTTACCCTGTCTAAAGTGTAAAAAATATCCACTGTTTGAACTACCTGGTCCTCGACCATTGTCTCTATATAAAAATGCTAAATTATTTCCAGGTAATGGTGCTTCTTCATATATTGAATCATTATCAAAGTTAGTGCTAACAACTTCAAACGATTCTTTTTTGTTATCTATTGCTTTTGAAAATTCATATACTGGCACAGTGTTACTTGTGCTGTTAAATCTATACAACTGTGTTGTAACTCCATTAACCGAACCTGCTTTTAAAGGTTTGCCAATACCATTTTGCACTGGTAATGCAGCATTTAAAATTCTTGTATATTGCTCACGCCAGTTTGTGTTTGTAGTATCATTCCACAATATACTTTGATTTGCTAAATTAAGATTATTACTGTCAACAATAGATTCAGTAGTACTCAAACTTACAAGTTTGAGTAGTCCGTTTGCAGGTTTGTTTCTTTTTGGATTATAACTTAATAATCTAGCATGTCTTAACACACTTTCTCTACGCTCAGCAAGTTCTAAAAAGTTATCTCTGGCATTTAGATCAACACGATAACTGATGTTTTGACCTAAAAATGCAATCAAGTCAATAAGTGCAATATATTCACTGCTTTCAATATAATCGTTAAAATCTTCTGGATAGTTTTCACGAAGATAATTGATCATTGTTCTGCGAAGATTGTCAAAATCATAACTCTTAAAGTCAGCATTGCGGAAGGTTTGATATATACGCTTCCAGTCTTCGGCTTTTAGCAGTTTGTTTTGTCTATCAGTTATAGCCATAGAGATATTCCTTTAATACAGTAATATTTATCGCTTTGAATAAACTACGCAGTTAAATTAAACCAGCATTTTGGTCGAAGCGCATTTGTAATTTTTCGCTGATACTATAAGGCAAATATGTAAGTTGAACTTCAATTTGTAGACCGTGTTCATAGCTATCTATTGCAACTTTATCTACACTTACTCTTGGATCGTAATTTACTATATCTGTAACATTTTTTTCTACTGCTAATTTTAAATCGTCGGTAAGAGGTTCAAATAATATATCCCAAATAATTGTACCAAAGGTAGGATTTTCTAATTTTTCGCCCTGTCTTATATGAAAATGATTTAGAATGTCTTGTTTAATTAATTCTAAATCATATAATTTAAATTTTTTAGGACGGCCAACAGTGCTAACACCTTTATAGGATTTACTTTTCACAGGTGATTGAACAGTGTTTATACCAACAGTAGTATTTTTGTATATCTTTTGTACCATAACGTATTTACCTTAAAAAATTAGCCTACAATATTGTTACCGAGGACCTGTAACAGGAGTTCCGTATCTATCTCTTACAACATTTTGAGATGTATTATTTCCTATTGTGCCATTGGATCTTAAATTTCTATCAGCAGCATTGCTAAATCCGTTTGCTGCACTTGTTAAGTTAAGCAAATTTCCTGTATTTGTGATATTGTTTGCTGTTGCTATATTGACTAAATTTCTAGCTGATGTACCCATATCAATTGATAATTGTCCCATTGGCGAATCAAATTGCAAACCTGCTAATACAGCATTTCTATCATCAATACTTAAACTGATACTTCCGCCGCTTAACCTAGTTGCAAATGCACCAGCAACTATAGCTTTAACTTCAGGTGGCGAATTTAAAATTGCATCGCCTATATCACCTACAAATGCACCTACTCCGTTTCCAAACGCAGACAAGGAAGGTCCGATGCCCGGAATGCTATTCAACGAATCACCTAATCCGCTTGCAAAATCTCCTACAACGCCAGTTATTGAACTACTTATCTTGTCCATTGCATCGCCTAATCCATTGGCGCCAATTGCTTTAAATAAATCTCCCGAAAGGCTTGATAACAATGCTGCTCCGCCAATGCTGCCTAACAGTCCTGCTAACAATCCTCCTAAGCCTGCTGCGCCGCCGCCACCTTTTAAAAATGTATCAATAGCTATTTCAACTTTACTTTCAGTTGGATTAGTTACTTGAGTTGGATTTTCTTTTTGATATCTATCAATGGCTCCAGTACCGTTGCCGCCAACTGTGTGCGGGCCTCCGCCACCGAATCCAAAATAACTTCCACCAAGACTTAAATTAAATCCGCCGCTGCCTATACTAAAGTTTAATCCACCTACACTACCGCCTATTCCAAATCCACCTGGACCAAAGCCTGCTGTTATACCACCAGCACTAAAACTGCCACTTGTAATACCTTGTGGACCAAATTGGAAGTTTGCAGGTCCAGCACTAAATCCACCGCTTAATCCGCCTTCAGTTAAACTTAAACTTAGAGGTCCAGCGGTTATGTTACCGCCTGAAATGTTACCTGCGCCGTCAAAACCTAAACTTAATGGTCCAGCAGTTATACCTTGTATCTTTCCGTCTTGAAATCCAATACCTGCATTACCTACACGAAACCCGCCAAGCTGACCGTCTTGTATTATTACACCAGCATTTCCGTTATCAAAGCCAAAACTTGTATTATCTTGTGTTACCCTAGCAAACAAACCGCCTGCGTTTATATTAACTCTTACATCATTGCCAATAGTGTTAGCAATAGAATTACTAGCTTGCCTGCTAAAACTTTGAGGACTACGATAGTCTGTATTTTGTCCTCCAACATTTATTCCTAGAGATTGCAACGCATTACTAACTGGATTTTGAGGTAATCCAATCGGTGTAGTGCTTACAGCACCGTTGTTTACTCCATATACTTGCGGAGTACTTCTTACTGGATTTCCCCTGCTATCTCTAACAGGATTTCCGTTTCCATCTGTTACAATACTCATGTTGCCCCCTTTTTATCGATCACGTTGTGGTATCTCAGGATATTTTATGCCCTCGCCGCTATCCCATACATCACTAATTAATGATCTGTCTTTTGCTAGTCTTGATTCGTCTTCAACTGGAATATGAATATCTTGACTATCTGGCTTTGCTTCTGTTTTATCAGGAGTAACTGCTGCCGGATCCCAATTTTCATGCCCACTCCACGGTTCGTGCTGTGGTACTCTTGCAGGAAATAATGCTGCTAACGCAACTTCTTCGATTATTTTCGATTCTTCCGAAACAGTTGCTTCGGTTGCTTCAGTAGCTGCTGTTGCTTTGGCTGCTGTAGGTCCGTTCATGTGAATCGGGTTAGCAGTTTCGTAATGACCTTTACTGTTTATATTGCTATTACCACTACTGGTTATGTTTGTATTGCCTGTTGTAAGTGTTTCAAAGTTGCCGCCACTGGTGATTTTTGTAGTTTCTCCTACAAGTATTTCCATATTAGTACCAACTTTTAATTTCATACTACCGCTTCCAGCAATACCTTCAATGCCTTCTAGTGCATTTATAAACAAAGATTTATCTGCTGTGATATGTGTGTTTTCAAATGAATGACTAAACAGATTCTTTTCAGTTAAAACGTGCATATCTTGAAGCGCAGTAACATATGTTTGCAAATAACTGTTGAATAAGTTTCTTTCTCCTGCTGTAACATAATTGTCTTGTACAGCGTACAGTTCAATATTTTTTGCAGCACTAGTTTTGTATGTTTCGCCTACACGATTTTCTATATTCTTACCAACAGTATGATATTGATTTTCTACAGCATTAGTGTTTATATTTCTACCTGCTTCTAGATTAATATCTCTATCTGCAACAAAATTTATATCCTGTTCACTGTGAACACTAATACTATCTTGTGCATATATGTCAATCTTGCCATTGCTAGTAAGTTCAATCCAACTAGTTCCTCTACCGTTACCAATATAAATTAAATCTTCACTATTATGCAGCAAAATTTGATGACCTGTACGTGTTCTAAAACGTATCATTTCGTTATGAGGAATTGCTTTGTCACCACCAGATGATGTTTCTTGATCTATATACTCATAAGGAGTATCTTGAGCAGATCCTTTACGCAGTCTTTTATCATCACCGTCATCAATAACAAAACTTTGTCCACCTAATCTACTTTTTGGTACAATAGCTTTGTTATTCTTAGTTCCTCGTTGTGCTCTTGGTCCTGCTTTATCACTTGGTCCAGGACTACTGATACCATATACACTACTAGGTATTTCTCTTCTTGCACTAGTGCTTGTTATTCCTCTAATGTCGTCTTCGGCTAATCCACTTTCTTTTAATTTTTCAATAAATTTTAAATTTAATGCTTTTTTATTTTTTGTAGGATCTTTTTGCTTGTCGCCATCAGTCCTTTTATTATATTCTGCGGTTGGTAATTTTTTACCTTTAACACCTTCGGGCGGTTTTCCTTTATAAAATTCAGTAGCTGGTTGACCACCAGGTACCATAAAATTCATAAATCTGTCTTGAACACATGCAAACCAATATCCTCTATTAATATCACCATCTACAAATCCGCATAACACTCTTGTTCCTACATCCGGCGGCACTGCCCAAAATCCATAGCTTTGCTGTGTATCAGAATATGCATCACCAGGCGTTAAATGTTCTGCAGGAGTAGTGCCATAAAACACTGGTGCATAATCTACATCAACAGTTTCGCCTTCATCCTCTAATTCGTTTCCTGATGTATCAAAATTAATTAATGTTACTTTTAGTGCGCCCATGTAATGAGGATCCATATGACTAACAATACGTCCTATTTTAAAGCCATATTTTTTTGCAGCTTCTGAATCCTCCTGAGTTCTAGTCACTTGATTATTTTTTGTATTATCTTGTGTCATTACGTTTCCTTAAAACGGGCTGTACGGCCCAGACTGACCTGATTGTAGTATTGGTTGAGAATCTTCACTCGGTACTTCGTCTTGATTTCGAAGCCTTAATAAATTTAATCTCTGTGTAAATTTACCGCTATTAATTGTATTTGTAATAGTCAATACTCTATATAATCCACTAAATGCGTTTACTGCTATACTTTGATCTTCTGGAAAATACATTGTATTATTTTCATTATAATCTATAGGTGTTCTAAAATTAACAATTACACTAGTTTCACTTCTTTGATAATCTAAGCTACCATCGCTATTGAGAAACAGAGCTGCTTCAGTACTATTATAATTTCCCATGCCGCTATCTGCCATAAAATACGGATCACCAAATATATCTATATCTAACTCTAATAAATCTACATCACTATTAATAATTAAATTATGAAATTGCTGTGCAGCAGAAATTTTACTGTTACTAATGCCATTGCCGCCGGCAGAACTAGTATTAGAAGTTAACACATTTCCAGTTTTTGCTAAACCTCCTGGATTTTGTGCATTGGAACTGCCTCCTATTTGCACATATTCAACTGCGCCTTGCCTTGTATTATCCTGTGTATTGCCAGTTGCATGATCTCCAGTAATATTGCCAAGATCTGTTTTTAAACCAACAAAAAACGCTGCATTAAGTCTTATATCAAAATTTATAATATCGCTATTAGCACCAGTGTAGATGTAATTGTATTCTTTTGCTACAGCATTAGCCATAGGACTGTATCCAGGGCCTCCTGTAGTAGGCATTTGTATGGTACTCATATGAACTTTATAAGGAACTACTTCATATATGTAAGTTCTTGCTAATCTTCCGCTGTGTCTTTGCTGAGTTTTATTTGAATCTAGTAATACTTTACTTTGTACTCTAAACCAATCTACATAACCATTAGAGTCAGGAGAAACTTCAGTTAAACCTTGCCCCCATTTACTGCTTAATATAACATCTTCTATAATTTTTGTAACTTTTGTATTTTGTCCATAGTTGTAAACACGTAATTCGTCATTAAGTGTAATATTACTCCTATCAAATACATCATTTTTATATTTTGATCCTTCGGTAGGCATCGGACTTTTACCTGCTTCTGAAAATCCATCGATAATTTTAGCTGCACCAAAGTCATTGAGTCCTATTGACTCTGCTACACCAAACTGCGTACCTTGTGTTGCAACAAAGTTATCAACATAATTTTTTATACTAGGATCGATTGTATTTTGCCCTACTCCGCTATCCAGTATACCTGTTTGAAAACCTGATATTACTGCGCCAGGCACTCCTGGGTTGTCTACATCAATAAATTGCGCTGCTCCTATTTGAGTAGCTTGTAATGTTCCTAAATTATTAGTAGACGAAACACTTGTTGGAAATATAATTGCAATACTATCAGCTTCTACTTCTTTACCTTCAGCAGTTTGACGTTGTAAGTTTGCATTTAGTACTGTAGATAAACTAAAAGGCCCATCTTGTAAGACTTCTGCTACTGTTCTTCCGGTAATTTGTATATCGCTATTTGTTCTTTCAATTTGATCAAAAAATGCAGTTTCGTTCCAAGGAATAGCTTCTATATTATATGTACTACCGCTTGAGTTTACATTAAATTGCAAATCTGTTAGTTGGATAGGATAGTGTCTTGTTAGGTTGTCAGTAACTACCACAGGATTTCCGTTGTCATCATATCCTATAAATTCAATTGTTAACAAATAAGGAGTATCTAAATAATTTACGTATTCATTTCCATAGGCTTCTTTAGCTGCAATTGCCAAAGTTTGTAAGAAAAGTCCCATACTATATGGTTCTACTACTTCAAAATTTACTGAAGTAGCGTTTGAACTTCTTGTTGTACTATTATTAGTAACTAAACTTTCAATGTTTACATTATCAATAAAATATTCTAATTTGATACCTAATCTATCTTCATAATAGGTTGTTGTTTTGTTTGTGGCTCCGCCGCCTGAACGTAATAATACATTGCTAGGCTCTCTTATTTTATAAGTCGAGTTAGGTGAATTTACTTCGTTTGCAGTTAAAACTGATAACGTAAAAATTGTGTTAAATGTACTAAATGCATGAAGCGGATTAATTAAAGCCATTAGATTCCTAATACCCTTTTAATGTTTGAACTCTTAGGAAGATAGATTTGTGTGCCTGCTTTAAAATCGTTAACTGGATCTTCAATTGTATCCATATTACGTTGAGTAAATACCCACCATAACTTACTCGTTCCGTAAATATCGTAAGCTAACAAATCTGGTCTGTTTTCATATTGTGCTTCAATTGTGTAAACAATATCATCATCTTGTGCAGGAACCGGTCTTATAGAAAAATATCCTAAAGACCCGTCTTGTGCATATGGAGTTGTTTTATAAGGACTGGAACTACTATAATCTGGCATTATAAATATCCTTGTTCAATTAAATTACCATTAACAAAATCGTCTAAACTAAAGTTGTTAACTTTATTTCTGCTGTATGCTACTTTAAATACACATGTAATAGTGCTAAGTGTAGGCACCATACCGTTATTACTTAAACCAAAACCATCAATGTCTGCTCCTGTAGCAAATTCAGATCTAATGTAATCAACATCTGCAGGCAAGTCAACTGTAAAAGAAGTTAATAATACAGGAATGTTTTTCATTACATAATCACCATACCCGTTTAATCTCATAAGAGGAGGAGGTGATCCTTTATTACTAGTTTGACCATACGCCATTTTGCTTACACTTCGTAAAAAGTGTACTGCTGCAATCCAATACTTGCCATCTTCAGAATTTTGCACAGGAAATTGTCCTGCAATTTGAATATCTTCAACTCTACTGTTCTCATACTGAGGAAAAGCATAATTATTATGAGTAGGACCAAACTCAGAATAGTTTGCACTATGGCTAAGTAACACTGTAGGAACGGTAGGCCATACCAAGGAGTTATTTGTATTTTTTAATGGAGCTAAAACAGGGCTACTACTAAATGCACCAGTAGTGGGGACACTTACACGCACTCTCCAATCATCGGTATAATCATTTGTGTAGCTAAAACTTGCTTGTGCAGCATTAGCTTGCGCAGGTTCAGCACCTGGCAATATGTTTCTACTCCTAAATCCAGACATTAGGTCATTTACATTACCTAAAAAGTCTGCTATAGGTGTGTTGTTGTTAGGTTGGTTGCCAGCAAAGGTTGACGGCGAACTTACTCTATTACTCATGGTAGTCTCCTATATAGTATTTAGTTGACAAAATTAAGTGCGTGTATTATAATGTAATTAAATTAAGGAAATTAAATGGCAAAAAGAGTAAACTACTTAAACAACAAAGACATGTTAGCTGAAATACATCGTTCAAAAGCAACATTTTGCAGTTATGTATCGCCCGAATATGCAACATACGATATCATACTGCCTAGCCTTGACAAGGTGAACATACGAACGGTAGCAGAAGCAAAAAGAAACAAAGCAAAAATACAAAGTCAACGTGCTTATGAACAGCAAAAAGCTATTAATAAAAAAACTAAAATGGCAGAATGCGAAGTTGACTACAGAACAATTAAAAAACAAGATTTAGTATTTAGAATCATGATGTTTGATCACATCCCCGAAGAACCTGGACGTAAAAAGAATCCAAAAACCGTTGCAGATACCAAAACTAAACTAAATTTTCCTCCTTTTCAGCATTACAAATATGATGAAAACGACGAGTTAGTATGTATTGGTAAAAGTCATTGGGTAGGTGGAATGGAAAACGGACATTTTGATAAGACACATGGGCAAGCAACCAATAAACTTGCAATGATGTG